CTGACGTATTCTCAATACTGAATGAGATAAATGGGAAATAATAAATATTCCAGTATACAATGAGTCTGAAACAGATACTATATTTCCAGAGAGATTCCCTCTTGAATTTATGAAAGAGAAACAAAACTCTATGATTCCTCGTGATTTCCAGTCTCTTTATATGTGAGATCCTATAAACGAATGAGGTTGATCATTTAAGAAGGATTATTTTATGGAATACGAGAACCATCCGCCACTTGAATCACTTAAAGTATATACATTTATTGATCCAGCTATTAGCCAAAAGCAAGAAGCTGACTATACAGCAATAGTAACTATCGGTATTGATCAGAATAATAGGATTTATGTACTTGATATATTCCACGAAAGAGTTGAACCATCTGACTCTATAAATGCTTTATTTGAAATAGTAAAGAAATACAGACCTGAAAGAGTATGAGTTGAAGTAGTTGCATTTCAAAAGATGCTTGCACTTGAAATACGAAAGCAGATGAATATTCGTAATACTTTCTTTAATCTCGATGAAATAACTCCTATGTGAGAAAAGAACTCACGAATAAAGACAATATTGGAGCCTCGATACTCGAACATAAACATACTCCATCCGAAGTACAATAAAAATACAAAAGATCTTGAGCTTGAACTATTAAAGTTTCCAAACGGTAAACACGATGATATTATAGATGCGTTATCTGGTGTTGTAAGAATGGCAGAAGTAGAGAGTTATTGAGATAATGATTACATAGTTACACACTCATATAATAATCTTTTTAAATAATTTGATTATGAGAATAATTCTCATATAATACTTCTATATTTACAATCATATGGATATTCTTAGTCAAATTAGACAAGAGATCGAGTCTTCACAAGAAGTGATTAATCCTTGGTTTCTCCGTTATCAGGACTATCTTGCACAATATGTGAATCAAGATAAAGATGATAGTGTTATTCACGTTAACACTATTTATTCGATTATGCAGGCTGCAATGGCAGTTGAGCAATCTGATTCTCTGAATGTAGTAATGATGCCTCGTAGAGTTGGCGATATTGGTATCGCTGATGCAACGACAGAACTCGCAAAGTTCGACTTCGAGCTTATGTGAATGAAACAAAAGAACTTCCAACGTAACTGGGATAAATGGTTCTTCTGAGTTACCTACCTTCGTTCTTCTGGTTGGAATAAATGGGATCAGACAATTGAAACAGTTGTATGTGATCCTATGCTTCATCTTCCAGATCCGATGAGTGATCATATAACAAAGTCTCGTTTCGAGTATGATATGAGACGGCTGATGAAGGATGAATTAAAAGAAGAACTAGGTTATAAAAGTCCAGAAGATATCTCAGGAGAGATAACACAGATTAACGAAACAAGACAAGCAAACGACATTGTTTCTTGACTCAATACAGATTGGACAGAGAAAGGATATATAGATGTATATGATGGCTTCACTTACATAGATGGAGAACTTCATATGGTTACGGTCGATTCGAGTATGCAAATACTGATTCGTAAAGAAAAGATCGAACCACTCTCAAAGAAAGAAGAAGAAATGGGTGTTCCTATGTGTCGAGTACTTAACAAGAAATGGCTATCTCCTAAGCGTTATCATCCTTGTGGAATATCTATTAACGATATAGCAAGCGATAAACAGCTCGTAAACCGTGTTCTTCTGAATCTTCGTCTTACTGATGCTAAGTTCTCGACATTCGGTCAAATGAATCTTGTGAACTCTCGTGTTGTAAAGAATCACGTTGAACTCTCTGAACCAAGTATTGAGCCAAAATGGGTTGTTGCGAATGTTGCACAATGAGATCGTCTATCTGATGCAGTATATACAGTTCCTCGTCAATCAATGATACAGGACTCATATGCAATCTCTAATGAGATCAATCAGATTATACAACAAGATACAGGATTCGATGCACGAACACTTGGAGTACAATGAGACAAGTCTGCAACTCTTGGAGAAGTACAAACAATCCAAAGTAATGCGAATCTTCGTCTCTCTCTCGGTATTGAAATAGGAAACTGGGGAGAAGTAGAGTTCTGGAAAGATATGTGGTATGCAGGGTATATTCAGTATTTCGATAAGAAAGACACTAAGTTCATCCGTGTTACGAAAGGTTTTGGTACAAGTCTCACAGAGTTTACATACGATATGTTCCTTGGTGGAGAATCGTATGACTTCTTCGTAGAATCAAAGAAAGATGTGGAAGCAAGACGTGAGAAGATGAAAGCAAACTTTATGGCAATCTATGCTATGATGATGCAAGATCCTTCAACAAAAGAGTACGAGAAAGTTCTTCTTAAACGTACAGCTTATCTATACAATTGATTCTCAAAGGAAGAAGCAGAAGCATTCGTTATGCCTACTCCTGATGAACTTAATGCTCGTGAATACGTTAAGTATATAAATGAGGATATGATGGATAAGGCTCGTGTTGAGTCTATGAGTGAAGATCACTATACATATCTCTATGTATATGAATCTGCTCGTGATACGAAAGTAAAACCAATATATATTGAAAATCGAAAGAAAGCGATTATACTACAAAGGGAACAATGACTAATGGATCAAGGAATGAATCAGTGAACAGGCTGAAACACAGGTGCTGCAAACCAACTGATTGCTAATTCTATGACTCAGTCAACTCCAACACTTAATTCTTTATCTTAAAAAACTATGGACTTCCGAAAAGATATGTTATCCGAAGAAATGCTCGAACAGCATATTGAGCAATGTAAGGTTGGGTATCTTGAATCGTATATCAATACACTCAAAATACCTTCACTTATATCTCGTTGTGAAGAAGGTACAAAAATGGATGATGTTCCAGAACAAAAGAAAGAAGCACTCGTTGAGCAAATTAAAGCACACGAAATGAACATTAAGAATAACGAAGAACAAATGATCACTTTATCAGAGATTTATGATCGTCTCATTAACTTTCAAACACAATGTCAGAAGTAAACGTACGACCATTTAATCCAGAGACTCAAAAGGTAATGGACACAATAAGCGGTAAACTCACACAAAAAGAGATTATCCAGAACTTCTTCGGTCTTCGTGATTCTGTTGTTATTGCAGAAGATGGAAAGACTATCATTGAGGTATTCGATGACTTCAAAGATCCAGAAGCACTTATAAAGAAAGGTGTTGAATGGAATCCAGCACTTGAAAGACTTGGAGTACAGAAGGAATACTTTGACTCACTACTCTCTAAATATATCGCATATGGAAAAAAAGATAGTCCTCAAAGCAATGGAACAACTAATACACTCGAATGAGTGGTCGATAGTGAAAAGCCAACTCGTGGAAGAAAAAAACGCATTGCTGAATAAACTTATGGTAAGTTCTATAAATTGGAATGAATCACAGATAAAAGCAATGATCGAATCTATAAAAGTTTATGATAACATTATAGATTGTCCCGATAGAATCTTTCAAAGTTATGGTGGTCAACTGCAAGTAGAAGAGTAAATCTCTTCTATCTGGAGCTTATCACTCTAATCGCTGGAGACAGCATATATATCTAATTTTCCTTGTATGACACAATCTACAGACTTCACACCAGAAGATGGTGCTGAGTTCGCCTCTCTTTTGGGCATAAACGAAGAGAACAACCAATCAGAGGTTGAACAACCAACAGAGGCTGTTGAAACTGATGACGAAGAAGTAGACGCTAATGATTCTAATGAAGAGCCTGATAACTCAACAGAAGATGAAGAAGCACCTCAGAAAGCTACTGAAACGCCAAAGAAAAAGTCCTGAATTGCAAAGGTTCTTTCTGAACGAAATGAACTGAGAGCGAGAGTTGCAGAGCTTGAATCGAAGATAAAGAACAATGAACATACAACAGATGAATTTCTGGAGTATACAAAGACTGTATCTCGTCAATCTGCGACAGAGTCACAAGAAGTACAAAACCTTCTTAATACATATCCAGAATCAGCACAGTACGTTCAGCAACTTGAATGATACGCAGATCAGACAGGAGACTTGGAATCAGCTTATAAAGCATTTCTCGCAGTCAATAATCCTGAACTCTATGTAAAGACATTCGTATCGAAGCAAAAACAGGCACAAATGAATTCTGGGAAATTCACTCCTGCAGGAATAGCAGTCCCAAAGAACAATTCAAAACCTGTCACTAAGTCTATCGATGAAGATGATGCAAATGACATATTGAAAGCAATGTTGGGATAACTGAAATGCAGGGATTATACCCTAATTTTTACATACTATGCCAATCTCTACTCGTGCAACGATTGGTGCTAACGTCCTTCAAACGAAGGTTGCTAACACAATCATCAAGAACCTTGAGCCAAACCTTTATTTTTACGAATTTGGTGTAAAACCAGACGCTAACCTTAATGGTTTTGGAACTATCACTTGGCTTGCTCCAAGCAAACTTTCTATCTCTGTTGCTACTGCAACAATTACAGAAGGTACAAACCCAGCTTCACAGGCGTTTACTATCAATGCTATCATTGGTACTCCTACTCAGTACGGTCTTTATGTTGAACTTTCTGATCGTCTTCTTAAGGCATCTCCAGTAAACGTAATGAATCTTGCTGCTACAGAAGTTGGTAACAATCTTGCTCGTGTAATAGACCAAGTTGTTCAAACTGAAGTAATGGCAGGAACAAAAGTTCTCTATGCAAACTCTAAGGCTAACCGTGCTGCACTTGCTGCAACTGATATTATGACAGAAACAGATATCAAGAAATGTAGTGTATTCCTCCGAACAGGTGGTGCTAGAGATATCGGTGGAGATTATGTTTGTATTGCACATACATACCAAACTGGTGATCTTCGCTCTACTTCTGGATTCTGGATGGAAGCATCTAAGTACACTACTCCAGATAAACTCTTCAACGGAGAAACTGGTAAACTTCACGGAGTACGTTTTGTAGAATCAGGAAATGTACAAACATTTGCTTCTACAACAACTGTATACCCTGCTCTTATTTTCGGTCAGCAAGCATACGGAGTTGCAGACTTCTCTTCTCTTGAAGCAGTAATGAAGCCTCTCAATATTCACG